AGTTTCCGAGTGTCTCGAAGAATATCACCCCAGTACGGAACTTCAGTGATCGTGTCGACGTAAACACCAGAATCTGGAGGAGTTTCTACGGCTTCACCGTATCCAACCTCTCCCCGGAATCTTGCCATCATGCCTCCTTCTTAATTAGCTCTTCTTTGGATCAGAAGGAGCCTTGGCTGCGAGTGCTCCGCCCCCGGCGGGAGCATCAGGAAGCGAGCCGTGAACAGGCGGGTCACTCTGACGCTCGTTCGGCGGCTCAGGAACGATGACGTGGCCAGTACCAGCAGGCGGAGGAACGTACGTACCCTGCTTGATAACCAGCGCAGACTTAAGCTTGACGAGGGCGCCAGAGACTCGAGTCTCGATGAGATACTTGTACTGGTTGTAGTCGATATCGAAATCATCGAAAAGACTGACCTGACCACCCTGATCGGCACCAACGACGTAATCGTTCATGTTGACAATGACGGCGAGTGGGCTACCTGCAGCCGGATCAAAGATGTCGACCGGAACAATGTTCGACACTCGAAGGATCGTAGCAACTTCCGAAATGGAGTTATAAATACGACGCTCGAGTGTATCCTTGACCATGAAGAAGGCAGCAATAACAGCTTCGCTGGTGTACATAGTTGGCATACCAGTACCGCGATACTGTGACCGCCAAGCAATAACCGCATCCACAATAGCTTCAGCACCACCAGCTGCGTAATCGCAAAGGACAGGGACAGCGAAGAGCGGATCATCCTTGGAAATTGGACGAATTCGATCTTCCTTGATCTTGTCCGGATCATCGACGGGACGTCCATCGCTGACGAGAATCGCTCGAGCGAGCTCCTCATCGAGCATCAACCGCATCTCGCCCTTCATCCAGGCGACGACATCGAAATCGGTGATGTCGAGGATGTCGTCACGATCGAGCTTCTGCTTCTTGTAGATAGTCTGCGGCATCGTCTCACGGCGAGCAGTCCCGTAGAACTCTTCCTGCTTCTCTTCGCCGGTGATGTAACCCTTCGCACGAGCATCATCGTAGGTCAGGTCCGCCCAGTGAACCTTGACCCGGCTGAACGGGCTTTTACGAGCACCGCCGAGAACCGAATTCACCCACTCCGTTCGACGAGTGAAGAACTCCGGAGCAGACGTGAGCGCCCTAGCCTCTGGGAACAGAGTATCAATCTGGTTGATACCATGAGCGAGAGCGTATGCCTCGACAGCCGCCTTGAGTGATCCGATCTTTGTGGCATCAGCGACAATGCCCTGCATATCGGAGTGAGAGAGAACTGGCGATGCTTGCTCCTTGTCGCCCTTCTCAAAGACGTTACGGGTCATTGTTGAACCTTCCTTATCGGAATTGTCGGAGTCGCCATCTTCAAGATTACTCTGTTCCATGCTATCTTCACCAGACAGAGCTTGACCAAGCATGAAATGAAGAACCTGCTTCTGCTTATCACTCATTGAATCATAAACATCTTGTACAGTTTCTTCGTCATCTTCCTCAACAACATCATCGTCACCACCATCGGCATGCTCAAGCTCAAGTCCAGTATAAATAATGGCTTCGTCATCAAGAAGATCACTTCCGCCATCAGCATGACGAATTGTGACATTCTCAATTAGAGCGCCAGGGTTTGCGCCTGAAAGAACGAGACTCACTTCACGAATCGCACCGTGAAGAACACGGCCGGCACGCTCAACAAGCTCGTTTGCCCAAATTGAAAGCATCGTGATATCGCCGTGATCGACAAGTCCCTTAGCATGAGATGCCTTATCCGACTTGTTGAAGAAGCCATAGGCATAAACGCCATCATCACGATTCTCGAGAACGGCATGGCCAAGAACGTTCTCCGGATCGGTATGACCATGCTGCCAGACAAGCGGAACCCTAGCTTGGTCCTGATGCTTGAAAGCACCTGGCATGATCGTCCGACCATCAGAACACTTCAGCCCAGCCTTAGTCGCATAGCCGCTGAAATCTGATTCCATTTTGACTGTTCCTTTCGAGAGAGCTAGGCCCCGGTCTCTTCTGGTTGAGGCATGTTACTGTTCTTGAGTTCATCTGCCTTTGGATCATCGGATGGAGGAATTCCCATGTATCCTCGGATCTCATTTGCTGTAAGAATTTCATTACGAGTGAACTTATCTGCAATTTCAGCAATGTCATTAACAGGAACAAGCTTGAACGGATCTCTGAAGTACTTAATCCGTTCATCTCTTTGCGTGCCCAGGGGCCCAAGGAACGCTCTTTGCATCGCTTCGACAATCGCTTCAACAATCGGCTCAATCGTGCGATTAAAGTAGTTAAGGATGGCTTCTTCATTGGCCGTGCCATTCATAACCTCTTCAGTAAGACCGAGTTGGTTATACAACATGGCTGTAAGGTACTCGACTTGCTTAAGAAGGTTGTTCTCAGCCGGCCTATTAAGCTGAGTGATCTTCTCTGTTCCGTCTGTATAGGCAATACCGTATTGGCTACCCTTTAGTTGGAACTCGATATCTTCACGCCGCTTCTCTGCTTGTTGTCGGCGAGCCTCTGACTTGATAACATAAGGAAGCTGAATGATAATGTCCAATTTTCCAGAACTCGATTGTTCATCAACAGCATCAAGAAGCGCAAGCTTCCTAAGCAATCGTTGAAGAGTTGAGTTTGGTTCATTCATAACCGCATAAAGTGGATTTTCAATAATAGCAACATAACGCTTCTCTAGTGTGATCTCCTCACGTCGCCCAAGATTCTCATTATATACGTTAAGTCGAACATGCTTTGGAAACCATTGAACGACATCCCCAACCCTCAGTGAATAGATGTCAAAGATAGCATTTGTTTTTGGATTTCTAGTTGTATCCACAGGAACAACAGCTGCTACCCCTCGATCAAAGAGAGTCATCGCAATGTCTTGCCTGAATGCTCTAGGAGCTTGATCAATATTAGCTTCTAAAGTAAGGCATTGGTTCAATGCCGTTTCCATATCCGCAAGATATCTATCTTTCTCGTCCAACTTAACATGTTTAATCAAAATCCCTGCTACGTCCACACTAATTCTTGTATAAATAGAGGAGACAATAGAACGTTCGGAGTAGAACTGGAGTCTTTGCCTGGAGGGTGATCCGCCACCATAATATGATGATACTTCTCCATAATCTGTATAAGGAAGTTGATTGTCCGTATTACGAAAAGCATTCCAAGCCTTCTTTACTCTATCGAGAATGGGCAAGATTCACCTCCTCTTAGTCCACCTTTAGATATTCACGAAGATGAATTGGTGTTTGACTCCTTTCGTACCATTTCTTAAGATCGCCATTAGCTGCAGTGTTGTTTGCAGCCATTCTTTGTCTAAGTGCGTTAATCGTTGCAGCTTCCGATTTAAATGTTTTAACTTTAGCTTGCTTTTCAATATTTGCACCAATCTTAAAACCTTGTTCTCTAGTGATTTTTCCTGCATTAAATGCTTTATTCAAATTATTTATTTTAATACCTTTTTGTGCATCAAAAAGTCTTTTAGTTGCAGCAACATTTGATTGCATCTTACGAATTTCAGAAAGTTTTGTAGCTTGATGTTGTCTAATAACAGATCGTGCAATAAGAGCACCCATACCAAGTACAACTGCTGTTTTAATTACTTTGCTTGCTACTTCTTTTCGATCAGCTGACTTTTGTTCTGGTGTTCTATTATCTGGCGTTTTTCCACTTCTACTTCGAGCTTTACGAACGCCCCACTTCATTCCCTTAACGCCAGCATGTTCCATAAATTCATAAATATCATCATCTGTGATCATTCGAACGCCTCCTTGTTAGCCTTAAAAGCAACGTATGCGTCCATCAATGCCGAGACGTTATCGATTTTCTCTTCGGCTCGTTTCTTTAAAAGTTTTCTGTTTCCATTCGTGTCTTCCAAAGTAACTGCATTACCCATAGCAAACGACATAAGCTCTTGATCGAAAATAAGCTTTCGTTCTTCGGCCAAAATTTTCAATTCGCCAAGAGGAACTGATTCTGTTCTTGCCCCCTGAATTACTTTCTCAATACCAAACGAACCGTTCTCCATTTCCCATCTATTAACAAATTCTTTGGCGTTATACGGATCAAACCCAAGACAACGAACGTCATACTCGCTTTGTTGAATGAAGTTATCAAGATCGTCATATACTTCCATCATGTCCAAAACAGTTCCGTCAAGGACATGAAGGCTGCCTTCTGAAATAAATTCCTCATACTTCATTCGCATAGCACCTGGAAGCTTCATCAACGTCAACGAAGTAATGTAGCTTCTAGTTTTCACACCAAACATGTAGTTCGACAGAGGAAAGAGAAAAGTAAAGGCACAGAAGTCATCTCCTTGTGAGAGATCTGCGCCAAGAGCGCATGGCATTCCCCAAAACTCTCTGGGTCGATGTGGAAGCGTCTCTTCGTAAGTAAAGAAATAGGTGTAGCCCTCCATTGGAATTCCAAATCTCTTTGCAAGAATGTCATTCCTCGACGCTGGGGCTTTTTCGGCTCTTTCTACATCCAAATGATAAACATCATACGTAACCGTCTTACCAAGATTAGGATTGGCTTTAAGCCACATGGCTGGATTGTTAACTTCCTCAAGTTCATCAAGTTTATAATGCCAGATAGAAACATGAGGAGCTTGATACTCACCACGAAGTATCGTAGCGAGTTCCATTTTGATGGTGTCACCAGAACCTGCTCTAACTGTTCCTTCAGAACTAATAGCAACGATCAAGTAATCTTCCATCTTCGAAGCGCCCTGCTCAACTGCGCCAACAACATCTTCTCTAAGATCACCAGACAACCATTCATCGATAGTTGAGACCTTAGGTCGAAGCCCTTGAAGTTTGTTAATAGTCATTGGACGCACTTCAAGCAATGATCCAGTTAGAAAGTTCTCAATGCCTTTCTTCGTGGAAGCTAGTTTCACTCTCTGAGCTCTTGAACCCGTAGTGTTCTGAAGAGATCCTTCAGTCAAGAACTTAAAGAGTGGGCCCCTTGCTCTTGTAATAGCAGTTCGAAAAGGGGACATTACTTCATCGGCCTGCTTCATTGTAGGAGCAGTTGTGATCTGATGCGTGGTCGAAGTATCGACGTTTAAGAAGTATGCTTGAATGCAAGCTGCGTACATAGACTTTGCAGAGCCTCTTGCAACAATTAGGTATTGTTTGGTAGTGAGTCGCTTCTTGATAAGCTTTTTGACGTAGTGTCCGCCATGCCCATCTTCGTTCGGGGTATAAACACTTCGTTCAACGAAGTAATACCACCCGAAGATTTGTTCTGCCCAAAGCTTGAACGTGTCAAGAAGATGAAGATCACTTCCATCAGTAAGCGTTAGCTCAAATTCACAATACCGAATAAACCCCATAACCGCTTGATCATCGTAATAAATGTTTGGATTCGCAATTAGATCATCAATTCGATTCATCTCTTGCGATACTTCTCGATTAACAGGAATTTCTCCACGAAGAACCGCAGCACGGAATTCTCCATAATAAAAAGGAACAGCAGTATTAGATAACCCCATACTACCTCCTTAATTACTTACCTCGTTTAGTAATTGCGGCCGCTGCTACTGGACCCATCTTCTTTTCGATAGCCTTCTTAACGGCATACAATGCTGCGCCAGTTGCAATTGTGGTTACAACCGCTCGACCAGAATTAGTTAGAATTTCATGAGCAAGTTGCGTACCTCGTCCAATATCTTTCTTGTTAAGCTCATTATACTTCTTTTCGGTTTCCATTCGCTTGATACGCTTATCAAGCTCAGCTGAACTAAGATTCTTAGGAGATTTCTTATAAACAGTTCTGGCCGTATCTCGATCACCACGATTCTTACGTTTACCCCAACGCATGCCCTTAACGCCGTAATGTTCCAGGAAGTCTTCGAGTGCAATTGTCATGAGGCCTCCTGAACCATGGGATCATTTGGATCCAACTCCCACTCACGAAACAGATTAAGCCGCCATTCGTATTCCTTGATTTGCTTGTCCATTGCCTCGATCAAGAAAGAAGTAGTAGGAGGATCGAATAGCATTCGAACCTTTAGATAAATATACGTCTTGACGAGATGCTGCTGATTAGCAGGGATTTGTAGTTCGCTCCATGTGGCATCAGCGCTATCAATGAAGAAACCATCCCAAGGACCAACGCCCAATTGGGCTAAAATTGAGAAGGCGGCGTTAATATGCGTAAGTACGTCTAGATCAAAAGCGGTATAATCCGCATCAAGTCCTAGAATCTTCTTTGTACTTGTGAGAATACTGTCTTCCATAATTCACCGTCCTACCACAGTTTTGTATCGTTTGGGGCGCGGGCTACAACTACTTTCGGAAGCAGCATATCTGCCCCATAATGTATAGCGTTATGCGTATTTTGAGTAGTCGTAATGAGATATTCTGGATCACATATCCATTCTTCTCCATGAATAATATCATCCGGAATCATCGGATTTATATGATGAATAAGTAGCCCCCCATGGATTTCATACCCAGGAATGCCCAAATCACAACCATTATCTCGTAAAATAACTCTCTGTCGAGCCTGTTTCCATTCATATGACATGTAAAAATTCTGGTTAATCCAACGATCAAAACCAAAAGTAGAACGTCCGACTAGCCCATTCAATTTCAAATAATCAAAACGCTCATCAAACGTATCTAGACGTTGAAGCTCTGAATATGTTCTAATCGTCGTCATATTCATCACCAGAATTCAATTCATGGCCAACGTAAGAACGCATGGCATTCAAAGCTTGAGAATATAGCTCTTCTACTCGTTGAGCCGATGCCATTAGCTCAACTTTCGAACTCAAAAGAGCATTTTCTCTATGAAGACGTTCTTGTTCTAGACGTTCTCGAGTAGAACCGAGCCTCAAATAATGCGTAATGACTTGTGCAGAAGCAGTGCCTTCAGACAATTGCTTCTCCGCCAGATCAATTGCAAGGGAGACCAATTGGCTTTCTCGACCTTCATCTGTTGTTGCAGGTCGCATAGAACGACGCTTAGCAGCCATTAAGCCTCCTTTCACAATTGGCAAAATAACTTAAGCAACAACTCCTCTAAATTCAGCGCCAGTCCAATTATGCAAAGTATCACCGGTTGGAATAGGTCCCATCAACCAAAGACCAGCAAGATCAGCCATATCCAACGACTTAAAAGGAACCTTCAAAGTTACATATTGATCGTATAGCGCCTGAGTTTGAACCCAAGTGATAATATGTCCGAACCTGTTTTGGTCAAACATACCAACAAACTTAGCATTAGCCTTGAGATGGTCTGGAATTTCAGGACCACGCTTAATGTCAACTAGATAAAGCATGTCATCTCAT